CAGGGAATTTACAAACTGTTCGTAGCGTTTCAACGCCCCGGGTCTGATGTTGCTGATGCTTTCTATGCAGTTACCTTCGATTATGATGACATGATCTGCACTGATGCCATTGTATGGAGCCATGCTCACAGTGTCTACAATCTCTCCAGTATCTGGATCAACAAATTTAAAACTGCTGTAGATGATGGGGTCTTCCAGGGGTATTAATAAATTCAGTCCGGCTACCTGGGCTATGGTGATGTCATGATCAAATTTAGCAGCTAATACATCGCCGGTTTTTAATCTAAGAGTTTTGATTATGCTCATGTTAATTGTACCTTAACTAATTTATAGTCGAAGTGTTCGTCATTGTATATTTTGATGCGTTCAGCCAAATGTAATAATGTAAAGTTTTTACGAGTCTTCCAGCTCAGGTCATCACCAATGTCATATAATCTGCAACGATCTTTGCTTTCGCTGGTTCGCAATCCACGTCCTATGCTCTGCAGGTTACGGATGCGACTCTTGCTGGGACTGGCAAATATGATATTGTGCAGGTTACGAATATTTATACCTGTGCTGAATGTGCCATAGCTGGCCACTATGATGGCATCAGTTTCTTTTTCTGTGATGTGACGCACCTGTTCCCTCTGATCCGTGTCAGTCCCACCATACACAAAAAAGATTCTGCGACCTTCTGCAGCCTTGGCCTGTATGTCAGCATGTAACTGTTTGCCGTGCTTTTCCACATACTGGAACAATACTAATGTATTGCCTGTCTGAGCCAGTGCCAGATTGCGAATAAACTTGTTGCGCGGAGCATACTGGGTCAGAAAATCCATTTCTTCCTGATAGGTCTGGGCTCGAGCTGCTTTGCGTTGTTCGTCAGGATATTCCAGAGTTAGGACTGTTATGTCCAGGTCAGCCAGCTGTGCATTTTTAATCAGCTGACGAGTCGTGGTTACTTTGTGAACCGCTCCAAAAATACCTTCTAGTATGAGTTTATGAGTCTGCAGTCCATCCAGAGTGCCGGTGGTGCCAATTCTGTATCGGCATTCAGGCATCTTGTTCAGTATGCTGGTCAATGATTTGGCTTTGAACAAATGAGCCTCGTCACCATACACAACATCAAAGCGTTCAAAATACTTTTTAGGTAACTGATACAGGCTTTGCCAGGTGCTGATTATGACCGGATAGTCTGCGTCTTTGTCCTTGCCAGCATAGACTCGGTGTATGTGTTCAGACACCTTGAATCCATTGGCACTGCTGTAATCCTGAAAGTCTGCATATAACTGTTCTACCAGGCTGGTGGTTGGAACCAGTATGAGTTGCTCACGATTCTCTTTTAAATGATGTCGCATTATGCCATAGATGATCAGGCTCTTGCCACTACCTGTGGGGCTCAATAGCAATGCTCGTTCATTGTAAAGTGCGTGCTGAACTGCGTCGATCTGATAGTCTCGAACCTCTATGGGTTTACCATGACCCATGAGTTTTAGGTCTTCCAGATATTGTTTGACATCCAGGTATAATTCTGCACCAGCTGGTATGGTGTTCTCTACGGTATAGCTGTTCAGGGCCGCAAACGCCTTGACATAGGGTATGAGCCCGGTATAGATTTCCTGGGTAAACATGTTGTACAACCTGACCTTGCCGTCCCACATCTTGGCTCGATACTGGGGCATGAAACGGGCACCAGGCTGTTCGAATGTAAAGTAGTCACTGATTTCCTGCATTATGCCAACATCAGCATCTATGCGACAGTGCACCTGGTCCTTGGGTTTGATGGTTATGTCGGCCAATTAGATCATTCCGTTGGTAAATTTAGTCCATTCAATGGCGCCCTTGATGTCCCAGGTGCGACTGCCTATGCTTTTTAATATACTTTCCAGCTGATACTGTATGGTTTTGAGATATTCCAGCTTGTCCTGCAGGTTTATGAGATCTGAATCAGTTGATAGAAATTCATCCATTTCATTCTTCAGGGGTTTAACTCCCTGCCATTGCGGCCAGTTTAGGTCTTCCAGCTCAGGCTGAGTCATTTCGCCCCGATAGTAACGCCATTTGACTCTGCGCATGCGCAGATAGTCTGATTCGGCTTTGCGGGCATTTAGTTTGCTATTGCTTAGTAACTGCAGATATTTGGCATGTAGCTTGGGGGTTCCTGCACTGGCCTTACCCAGATCGGTTTCGTCAATGCGACAATCCTGGGCCCAGGCTTCTTGTATTTCAGTTAGTTTCATAAAGATTCCTTAATTCAGATAGATCCATTATATAGTATATGAACTACTGTGTCAATTGGTTTTTAGTTTTTCTATGGTAAAGATTTTATAGCGGAATGTGGCTACACCAACAAAGTATTCCATGCCCGCAGTTGTGATATCAAAATCCAGACCCTCGATGCTGACTGGGAACAGATCCTGAAAGTTTAGGCGCACAACGGGTTGATTGTTGCTGTCAACAACCAGCAGTGTGGCATCTGAAAATACATTGTTATAGGTGGCGGCTTTAAACACCGAAGCTCGGGCTGTTAGTTTGCCATAGCTGGCACCATTGGCACTGACTCCTATGCTATCAATCCAATCATACAGTTCTTTGTAGTTGCTCATGTCTTCGTTGATCAGGAATCGTATGGTAAATTCACCAAAGCTTACCTTATCACCAGGATGTGGTATATCTACAAACGGTGTTTCCTGATTGGCTACACCCAGCTGCACAGTTGGCAAATTAGCACTCTGACAAGTATATGTCACATTGGGCAATTTTGCGATCTGAAATTTAAAACTATTGGGGCGTAGATAATTGGTACTGGGCTGTACAGCTGAATTATTGGCTGTGCCAGCAGTACTAGAACTGGTTTCTATGGTTGTTGTTAAGGTTGGGGTGAATGTCATATTATCCTATTGACTTCCTATTGACACACCTATAGTATTAGCGTGTACCTGGGTTATGTAATCTATATTCTATATTTATCAAGTAAAGAAAAGGGAGACCTAAATCTCCCTTAATCTTTTTATTACTTTTAAACCTAATACAATTACATTAAGTTAACAACGTTAACGCGTCTGTAGTATGTATTTTGACCTTGGCTTAAACTTGTGAATGGGTTAGTAACTAAACCATAACGTGTTTTGAAGCCGATCTTAGGTTGGAATGTTGCAGGGTCTACTGCACGAACCATTTGTAATGGTACGTATGGGCAATAGAACATACCAGCGTCATATGGACTTGTACCCTTGTAACCAGCTACATAGAATTGGTTAGCTACGTTCAGGTTAGCTGAGTATGGATCAACATAAACTTTGATCTTACCGTTTAATACACCAGCAAATGTATTGCCTGTGTCGTCAACATTTAAGTTTGTTGATAAAGCCGGTGTGTAATCCAAGATACCAGCCATGCACAGAGCTGAAGCTACGTCTGCTGATACGATTAACACATTACCTTTGCCTCTACGTGTTGTTTGAGCAATGTTGTTGCAATCACGTTCGATTTGGAACAGAAGACCTTTGAATCTTTCTACTGACCAACGACCGTTTGCATCTGTGTCTAAGTCAAAAGTACCAAATGTTGTTGTAGCACCAGTGCTAGCACCAGGTTGAGCAGCAACATAGATAGTACGGATAACTTCACGGTTGATTTCAAACAGAATTTCTTGTGAAAGGATGTTAGCTAATTCGCCTTCTGCGTCTAAGCCATGAACTGCTTTCAGATCCTGAGCTAATTCAACTGTGTACTGAGCTTTTAAACCACGGGTTTTAGCTGACACGGTTGTTTTTTCAATGCTGAATGCCATTTCGCCAAACGCATATGTGTCGCCTAATTTTTCAGCGTCACCAGTAGCAATACCTACACCAGTTGCATATGATGTTGTGTAATAGCCACTTGTTGGTGGGAATAGCGCAGGGTTAGTACCAGCCTGAGCAGTAATTGAACTACCACCAAATGCTGTGTCTGCTTCATTGAATAAAGCTTCTGTACCACCTTGTGTTGAGTATTTTGATTTCATTGCAAAAATCAAACCTGTTGGGCCAGTCATTGGTTGTACACCGCAAACGTCGTATGCCATTAAGTTAGGCATTGCACGGCGAACCAGGCTGATTAAGATTGGATCATAACCTGCTAAGTTAGCATTTGGTGAAGCATTAACCTGACCTGAGAAACCAGCACCCATAGCATTAGCTGGAACTGCTTCCCATAAAGCTTCTTTTTCTTCTCTTAGAGCTTTTTCTTGGTTCTCTAAAAGAATTGCAGTTACGTGTTTCTTGTAACTGTCTTTGATTTCTGGTAACTCAGGGTGATTAACCACTGCGTCCCATTTTTCGTTGATCATTTGTGACATTTTACTTCTCCTGAAGGAATTGTTGATTCAAATATTTATAAAAATTACTTTTAGCCTAAGTGTTTAACTTTAGCTGTTCTTGACAGCGCGTCTACATAAGATCTCATGTGTGCTGGTACGGCTTTTTTATCAGCATCGCCACCATATGAAACCTGCTCTTCCAGAGTTTTTTCTGGACTAGCTGGAGTGTTACCTGGGAAATAGTTTTCTTTAACTACACGAACTTTTTCTGTGAAAAGTTTGTCATTGTCAAATTCAACACCTTCCAGTAATTTACTCATTTTTTCTGCATCGGTTGAGGTTAAATCACGGCAAGCTTGTTCGATAATTCTTTCACGTTTAATATCATCTAACTCTGTTTGGAGTTCGATATTAACTGCAATAGTTTCATCTAAACGAGCTGTAACATCGTCGACCTTAGCTGTAATATCTTCTAATACATCGATTTTGTCAGCAGGTACTTCAAAGTAATGCTCTTGGAAAAGATTCTTTAAACCAAGCATAAAGTCTTCGGCAACTTCTGTGCGCAGACCTTGTTCCACTTCAACTTCATTGTCTTTCATCCATTGTTCTGTAACATAATTTAGATATGAATCAATCTTTTCGATAAGACCTTCTTTGAGTTCTTCGAAGTCTGCAATTGCTTGCTCAGTTAATTCAGCTTGAATTGCTTCAACTTCGTTATTTACACGAGCAATAACCGCAGTTTCAAAAATGTGGCTAGCTTGCTCCTTAAATTCTTCTGATAGGTTAGTATCACCAGCAAATACACTTTCAATGTCTTTGCGCAGTGATGCTTTCATGGCTTCAGCTTTTTCTATTTCTTCTTTGGTAAAAGCTACTGGCTCTTGAGTATTACCAGTTGCATAGGGTTGGAATGGATCCATTTCGGTATATGCAGCTTTGCGACTGTTGCCTTGTTGATGTTGTGGCTCGTCGTTGCCTTTTTTCAGTGAACCATCCTGACCAATGTCGTCTTCGGTGGCAAATGGATCTGTATCAGCGTATTCGGCGTCCTGACTAGAACCCTGTTTAGCCTGAGCTTCTGCTGGGCCTTTTTTCAGAGTATCATCTTCTTTTTCTGAATCCTGATACTTGTCCAGGTTGCGGCGCGGCATGCCCATGGTTGGATTCATGGTATCATACTCGGCTTTTTTGCTGCTGCCCTGAGCATGTTGAGCTTCATCTGGAGCATTTAATCCAGACTCTGTTGTTTTTTCATTCAATACACCAGCTGCTTTTTTGCTTTCAAGCAACTGACGAATTTTTGTTTCTAAATTAGACATTTTTAGGTCTCCTAAAACGGGTTTCGTAATATTTATAAGTTATGTTATTTTGATATCTGACGCAGAAACTGCTCAAATACTTTAATTTTTGTTTCTTCAAGATCACCACTGCGAGCTGAGCGAATCTGGCCACGAGCCTCATCCCAATGACGTTCTACGAAACGACCTTCTACCATCATCCATTCCTTGCCTTCCATGATGCCTCGTACAAATGCATCTGGAGCGCTTGGATCTGCAACAATGTCTCCGGCTGTGGCCAGATAAAAGTCATCCTGAACTTCATTTACTCCCTCTTTGTTTAATTTTAAACTACCCATTCCACGAGAACTAACACCTAACTGAACACCTTCGTCAATGAAATTCTTGACAATGCGTCCCATGGGTGTTTCGGTCATGATCTTGGCACGACCTATGTAATTGTTACCATCTTCTTTAAGGCTTACAATCATGTGTGATACACGATCCAGGTTAATGCCAGGTCCATCAGGATGGCCTAGCTCGCCCAGTGCGCGTTTGGTATCAACATATTCTTTGATGTAACGATTGACTTCTTTTTGCATGATGTCTTTGCGATACACGCGACCGTTACGGTTAGCAATTTCGGTTTGCAGGAAAGGACCCTCAATAAAGTAAGCCTTGCCACCATCGCTCTTGGCTTCTTTGATAACCTGCACATCCTGGGTCATTTCAGTAATGAGTTTCATTATTTGTAGTCTCCTAGGTTGTAATTTGGATCCACAGTACCAGCTACCTTGTGTAGTTCCAGAATTACCTGACCTGGAGTGCTAAATGTAACTGAAATTGCAGTAGTATTGTTTTGTGATATAGCAGGCATTTTAACACCTGCTTGTGGATAACTTGCCTGGCCTGTCAGTGACAGCACAGTTATGCCATTGCGTGAAATAGTGGCGACACCAGAACCAGTAGAGCTCCAGGCACCTGAAATGTTTACTGCCAGCGAGATAGATGATGAACTTGTCTGATCGCTGATCAGGGTGCTGGTCAAAGGTATGGTAACTGTATCAGCAGCTGCACCTGCAACAATACTAACCGTATGTGTTAGTCTGCGTGAACTTAAAATACTGGATGTTATGGCCATGGTTATTTGCCCTCGGCTTCAGCTTTACGTTTGTAAGCTGGTTTGTCGGTATTCTTACCTACCCATTCAGGTGTCTTACGATCTGGCATGGGCTTGTTGCGTAAAAATGTTGCTTTGTCGTATTTACTATAATCTGGATTATCAGGCATGGTGATGGCTTCTTCGATGTCGTCATCAAACTCTTCGTTGGCCTTGATCTTTTTGGCTATGTCATGAGCTTTGGTGATGGCGGCCTTTGGCATATCATGCGCAGGTGCTGCACCCAGCCCCATTTTCTTTTTAACCACACTCATGCCTATGGCATAGGGATTGTATTTTGTTGCTTCTCTGATGTGTTTAAACCTGGCCATCCTCTGCTCCTAGTTGCTGTGCCAGTTGAACTTTACGAGCATCCAGAGCATCTGTTACTTTTTGGCTCAATAGATCTGTAAAAGTTTCCTGTGCAGCTGCTTGATTGTCGTCAATAATATTGTCGATCATGTCTTTGATTAATTCGTTGCTCATCATTTAACTCCTGCTTTTAATAAAATTGTATTAATTGGCAAATCTTCAACTTTGGTGCCTTCAACCACAGGATTAGCCGGGTTATAAGCAGCCGGTGATCCAGCTGGTCCAGCCTGTGCATCGGGCTGAGACTGTGCCTGAGCCTGTTGCTGTATCTGTTGCTGAAGTTCTGCATCGTTTTCTATGTCAGACTTCATGTCTTCAATTTCTTCTTCATCCAGACGCAGAACTTTGTCATAGACAAATTCACGACTAAAGTATGTGCCAACATAGGGCATGACAGCATTTAATAAATCTATGCGATTACGCAGGGTCTCGGCTTCTTTGGCCTCGGCCATGTAGGCATCCTTGGTGTAATCATAGTATATGTCTTCTTTGATGCGTTCCCAGTCCTGTTCACTCATGATACCCTTGAGCAATAACTGTGTGCGCAACAGGTCATCAAACAGGTTACTGAATTTACGTCGTAGTCTGCTGATGAATTTACTAAATTTTAATTCATCTCTGGTAATTTCTACCTGGCGACCAAAATTCATACCAGTGTCTGGTTTAAGTCTGCTCAATGGTACATTCAGCGACTGATACAGTTTATTCTGGAAGTAGTTGATGTCATTGATCTCTCCCAGATTTGCACCACCTTCTAGAGTGGTGATCTCTGTGCCTTTGCCGCCTTCACGACGCGGCATCCAGAAATCTTCCAGCATGCTCAGTGTCTTTTTCTCGTCTCGAACTTCACCCGTGCTGGCATCATAGGTAATCTTGTTGCGATACTGATTCATGATACCCTTGACGTACTGCTCGGCCTTGGCCTTGGGTAAATTACCTACGTCAATGTAAAATATGCGTCTTTCAGGTGCTCTGGTCATGCGGTAAATAACTATGGCATCTTCAATCATGCGCAGCTGATTCACCACTTTTATGGCCTTGTGCAAATGACCCAGAACCATGTTCTTGTCCAGATCAATTAGTCCACTGGTGCAGAGTGCAATGCTGTCAGCAGCAATCTTGATGCCCTGAGTAGCACTGGCCGTGTTGGGCACCTGTGCAATAAGTCCTTTGTCATTGTATACAAAGAACTCTTCCATGCTCTTGATAAAATCTACGCCGGTTTTAGCGTCTTTTTCCTTGACAACCTTGCGTACTTTTTTAATCTTGCGTGGATCTATGTAGCGTAATTCCTGTATGCCCTGTTTAGGCTTTTCTACATCCACAATTTTATGATAGTAAACTCTGCCGTCTACATACCAGCGTTTAAAGATGTCATGAGCCTTGGCATTAAAATCCAGGAGCTTCAGAACACCATGAAATTCTTCCTCTATGGCCTTTTTAATATTGGCACTGAGGTCTGTTTTATCCAGGTTGATGCGAACTGTTTCTTCGTCATCCTCGGCTGCTACAGCTTCGGTGACAATGTCTTCGCAGGCCTGATCACATTCAGGGTACAGGCTAATGTCGCGATATCGATTGATTAGATCGTTTTCGTTTTTTGCTGAGGCGTCAATGTCCAGGTAGGTGCCATAAAAACCACTGGCAGCTATGCTGGTTGCGCCGTCATCATCCTGAGGTATGACGAAACTCTGAGCCCCTTTGGGCTCAGGTTTCTTTTTCGTAAACGTATATCCAAATAAGCTTATATCAGCCATAATTAAAGTCTCTTATAATTTAAAATTACTAAACGCCAAATACGCCCTGACCGCTTCCAATGGTGTTGTTTACAACATTACCAACGCTTAATAAACTATCAAAGGTTGTGGTGTAGTGTTGATACTGGAAGGTGCAGGTGTAGGTTTCGATGGTGTCGTTATCACCATAGTTCACTGAGATGTCACCTAAATCTACTGGAAACGCACTAGCTAATGTATATATCTTCAGCGGATTATTATTGCGGTCCAGTTGTGTTACGCTGATATTGACCTGATAATCTCTGGGATTAGTACGTCCATTGTTGTTTTGTAAATCGTTCATGCCAGCCATCCATTTTTCCAGACTGTTACGAATGTTAAAACTAACATCGTTCATGATGCTGATGGTCCAGGGTTGGAATACTCTTTCGCCAGCAAACTTAACTTCTCGGCCACGGTATGGAACAATGGTTGGCTGCACAATGCTGCCTGGCAAGACTGCTGCGTTTACCAGAAACGCTGCCTGAGCAGTTGCTGCGCCACCAAAGGCCACGTAGCTTGGAAAAGCCAGGGTCACAAAGAATTGGTTGGCACGAGCGCCACCACCAATCATTGCGGCCTTGAACTGATCTACATTAAATATTGATCTTTCTGCCATTTTCTATCTCCTTAAGCACCAACTTCGTTGAATGAAACACCACTTGGTGTAGCAACAAAGTTTAGTGTAATAAAATTGATGCTCTTAGCTGGTTTGATATAAATGTCAGCCACGAATTGATTTGAGTCAATGACCTGAGCTGTATTATTTGTATCATCACAGACAACCTGGAAGTCAATGATACCACGACGACCCTGTACATCTCTGAGGAACGGTTCTACCAAACTTACGAATTGGCTTCGAGTAAATGCATCGTTAAATTCAAATAACTGGAATTTAGCAGCAGTAGCAATGGCTTTTTCCAAGACAATGAATAATCTGCGAACATTGATGCGATCAAATGCACTTGGTTTAGCAGTTACTGTCTTGTCACCAAATAATAATGTGCCCAAACCTGGTTGTGTGATGACTGGGTTGACCTGAGCGCGATAAAGATTATCACGATCGGTTTTAGTTGGGTTCCAGTTTAATTTAACAACATTTTTAATGTTACCACGGTTGTAACCACCTGGGCTATACCATGGATCTGTTACTGTGTCAGTATACACGCACAAACCAGCAGTGTCGCCGCACAATGGAATCCAACGATATGACTCGTTGTAGCGGTCATACTGATATTTCCAACCTGAGTCCATGACTGCATAGCTGGTGTCTTTGTTAAAGTTTGTGTTGCGATCATTAACCACCGCAGTTCCGGTAATTAAGTTGCTGGTGGTTGGACTAACAAACACCACACAGTCACGACGAACGTCTGAGATGTTATCACTGACATAACGAGCCGTAGAATTATCAGCAACCACACCAACTACAGGTATGAGACTTACGTCATATAATTCAGTATTGGCTAGGCGAGCATATTCGGCTTGCAATAAACCATCGGTTGGTGTAACATCTACGCCACCTACAAAGCTACGAGACTGTACCTGAGTCATCAGGGTAAATCCAGTGCTGGTGCCAGTGATTAAGTTACCCCAGGTAATGGTGTTACCAGCCTGACTCAGAGTCAGAGCAGTATGGCTACCCCACCAGAGATAAGCACTGTTGTTGTTGATGTAATTTTTATAATAGTTGCTTAGTCCATCTGAG